GCAAAGTTTGAATCAAACGCGTTGTTCAATACTGCTGCTGCCTTAACTTGCTTCGTGTTTGCCATAGATCTTGCTAATGCTTTTGTATATCTAGACGCTAGTCTGTCATACAAGTTATCTTCGATCGCTTCTTCAGTGATCGCGAAAGCAAGTGCTATTGTTTCGTTAGTGTAACGTGCTGTGAAAGTTTCTTGTGCATCATCAAATGTTACACCTTGACCTTCAGGTTTTACTGCCGCATTCGCGAAACCAGATAACATTACTTCTTCTTCAAAAGCTCTGTCAGATGTTTCCGTGTCGAATATTTCAGCATGCTCGTTAGCATATTGTTTATACTCTAGTCCAAATAGTGCATTTAGACCAGGCTCTAGTTCTTTAACTAGTTGTGCTCGTGATATTGCCATAGTTATATACTCCTATTTGCTATTAGTTATACAGGCCACTACCCGGAGCGATCATTACAACGAAATTACATCCCGCTGCAGACTGATCTTTGTTCTCTGGATCGTTTGCGTTTCTTACGACAGTAAACATTGAAGTTGTTGCCGCAGAACCAACATCTAACGTAGTGATCGATTGACCATCTTTGTTATCTGTTGCTGTGTAGTTGTTAGTGTTAAAGCCTTGCATTGGGTTAACTCCAAGAAGAGTTTGTGCCAAAGCGGCGTCAGCTTTTACAACGTATTCCTGTAAAGGATTATCGTTGATGAAAGCTATGATGTCATTAGACCCTGTGTTGTAGTCTATTGACGTTGCTTGTGATGCTACTACATTATTTGAGAATGTAGGTTTTCCATTGGAATCAATAAAGAACGCTCCGTTGAAAACACCTAATAAAAGAGCAGAGTTCGCAGTTGTCCACGCAGTTCCGCCATTTCCACCATCATCAGTAACAGTAAAAGAAGCATCTTGCACCTTACCAGCTTCGCCCGCAGTTGCTCCACCGTCGTTAAACGACATTGGATCACCTTTGTTTGTAGCCACGCCTGGTGCAGTTTGGATTTTATATTCAGATTGTCCTGACGTCGCTGGAGTATTACCAACAGTCATTACAGCTCTTAAACCAAATCCAGTTGTACTTGCATTTGCCATAGTTGTTTCCTTTTTATGTACCTGCTCCGAAGAGCCTCCGGTACGGGTTAATTTGTTGGATAGGAATTGCTAAATAATTAGCTTTTCTTTGTACCACCAAAGGTTACACTAGATGAAGATTCACTATTGAATTTCATCCCAGCTTGCCGTTCCTTCATAAGATCGTTGTTAATGGCTTCTTCTTTGTCTCGAGTTCTTTGTTTATAGTACTCGTCAATTTGAAGTGCGATCTCTTCTGGTATCCTTGCCAGCAAAAGGCCACCTACTCCTATGACTCCTGCGTATTTTCCTTCAGACATTTGTGGATAATCTTGATCGGGATATTCATCAGCTCGAACTAATTCGTATCCTTCTCTTAAAGACGCTGCAACATTTTTGGTATCTTGATACCCCATAGTTTCAGCTCTAATCCACTGATGTCGAAAGCCTTTTGGCGCAGGCGGTGCATCGAGTGAGTTGGGTGGAGTCCAGATCTTTTTAGCTTCTGCTTTAGATCTTGTTGAACTCGCACGTGAAGTTTTCATTTTATCTTTTTCCATATGCTTATACTCCTTCCGTGATTTTTACTTGTTTTGCATAATCTTCGAGTGGCACACCTAATCTTTTAGCAATTGCTACCTGTGAAGGTGTGAGCTTAACAGTTTTTTTGCGACCTTGGGGGGCTGATCGTTTAGCCGAAGCTACGTTTTGAGCAGGTTTTGCTCTTTCCGTAGTTGTATCCGCCATCTTATCAAATTTATGCGGAAATTCAAGTCTTATTCTTTTATCAACTTCTGCATAATATTCATCAGTTTTTGGATCATATCCTTCTTCTTCTACTAGCTTTTTATGTATATCAAAAGCCGTATAAGTCATAGCTGAATCGTTACCAAACCAACTATTGTTAGAAGCCCAATCTTCTGCTTTAGGATCCGTAGGTATATCTGTATTAGATCTTCTTTGCGGATTAATATTAACCTTTTTTTCAGTTTTAATTTCTTCCGCAGCTTTAAGTTGACCTAATCTCACAGCATCAGAAGATAATCTTGCGATTTGTTCTTGTGCTGATACTTGACCGTCTACATCTCCTGCTTCAATAGCAACTTTCAGAGCTTGTCTTGCAGCGTCCATGTTTGTTTTGACTCTGTTTTCAAATTCTGAAACGTAAGATTTATCTAACTTGGAAAGTTTACTTTCCATAAGTTCTTTATCTTGTTTAGCTGATTGAGCGTAAGCTACTGCTTCTTCTCTTTGCCTCTCTGCTTCTCTCATCTTACGAGTTAATTTAGCAATACGTTTTTGAACGCCTTCACTATATTTTTCTAACTCATCTTCTTTTTTCTCTTCTTTTTTTTCTTCCTTCTGTGTCTCCACCTTTTCCGGAGCAGACTCCACCTGTTCCACTTCGATTTTTTCTTCTTCTTTTGCAGCTTCCTTTTTGGGTTGCTGTTCATCTAAATTAATTTCAGTTGCTGATTCATCACCATCACCTACATCAATTAGATTATCTTTTTTGTTTTCTTCTGGCATAGTTCCTTTCCTATGTTAAATGTAATGAAGAATAGATTCTGGGTCTTTTATTGTACCCAAAACTTCATCATCGTTTATTATACGCACTTCTCCGCCTTCTATTGGTAATCTTGAACCAGCGTATCTGGCAAAAATTACCCAATCTCCTACTTTACACCAAGGCTCTATAAATTTTTCATTATCTTTATAGGCTAGGTCTCCCATTTTTAAAACATAACCGCATGTTGTTGCAATTCGTGCTTTATCTAATTGTTCTTGTGAAAATAAAATTCCACCTTTAGTTTTTTCTCTAGGTGTAAATGGTAATAATAATAATCTATATCCAGATGGATCCGGTAATTGATCAGCTACATCTTGAATGTTATCTGGGTCTAATCTTTTTGCGTGGGGTTCTTGTTGTGCTTCTTCTTTGTATTTTTCTTCTAGTGCATTGACATGTTTAGGAGTTTCCTTTTTTGTCTCCGATGTCGATGATGTTTCCTTGCTCATTTTTTTGCTCCTTATAGTTTAGCAGGTTAGAGATTTCCTGTAGTATTATTTGATAGGCATGTGCCTGTCCCAATAGATACTTGTATTTTTCCATATTGTCAACACCTCCACTCATCATTGTTTCTTGTATTTGAGTTTCAGCGTTTTTAATGGCTTTTTTTATCTTATCTATTATCACTAAATCTTCCATTATTCAAAATCCTCTAATTGTTCTAACTTTTCTTTTGCATGACCTATCTTTCCTAACAACTTATCTATTTCTTGTAGGTGTTGTGGATGTTCTCCAATACCAACAGAACTCTTTAGATAAATATTAATTGTAACATCTGCCTCTGCAATATCTGCTTCGTATCTTGCCCGAAGTGCGGACATCATTGTTGTTTTACTCACGTTTTCCTCCCTTTCCTAATCGCTTCTTTGCCTCTTTTAAATATGCTTGCCACCTGCGTCTTACCCATAACTTTGGCTCTCTGTTCACCAACCGTAAGGATTTGTATTTTTCTCGCAAACGGTTTGTTAATTTTTTTGACTTTCGAGACGGTTTTACGAGCGTCCGTAGGCGTCGCAAACTTAATTTTAACAGTGTCTTTAGGATTTTCATCTGTGTACAATCTCCTACCAGACCCTTTTGGTTTTTTACCAGTGCCTACTTTAGGATCTGCCACGTTTCATCCTTTTAATATGCTTCTTAATAATTTTAGATTGTTTCTTGTGTAACTTTGATGCTTTGTTTAAAGCTTTAGCTACTTTTTGTAGTTTTTTTACCATTTAACATTTCCATCTTCTGCGTGCCTGTCTTAATCTAGAATTAGGATCTCTTGCAGCCTTTGGAAATTTTTTCATTTGGCCTGCGCTTCTAGCACAGTATGATTTTCTTCTCTTTGCAGCTTTGGACCCTTTCTTAACTTTACCAGTCACGGCTGTTTTTAGTTTTGAACCGGGATTTGCTCTTCTGTAGGCTTTGACACCGGCTCGGGTCATTCCTGCTCCAGACTTTGTAGGTCTAAAGTTTTTCTTATTTCTTTTTGGCATAACATCTCCACCTCTTGCTAGTCCTCCTCTTGCCATTGATACTCTTATTATATTTGCTCTCACCCTAACATTCCTTTGTAATATTTTCTTAAACTTGGATTAGAAACTTCTACTCCACCTAAATCACCAGAGATATAACTACCCCTGTAATTTCTTTGTGCTTGACCAATCATACCGCCATCTTTCTTTTTTGCAAAAGTTGCAGCTCTATCTGGTGTTGGTCCTACGTTTGCTTTAGCTTGCTTTCTTTTTACGGCACCCGCACGTTGCCCTTTGCTCATCGCTCTTGCTTTTGCAATAGGCACGCATTTTGGATATTTTTTTCTTTTTTCTCCACCACTTCGACCACACTTCGGGTATGAGCCATCTTTTCGCTTGTTCGCAATATCGACCCAGTTTTCCTTTACCCATGCCCTTAATCCTTTTTTGGCCATTACATTATTTTGGTTTTTTTAGCTCGGTTACTCATAATCTTACCACAACCTCTAGCCACAAATCCACCCTCTGCTTTTTTAGTTCTTTTCTTTTTACCACCTGGTGTAACTTTGCCAGAACAAACTGCAGAAGCATACATGTTAGCATACGCGCTTGGGTATACTTTAAATTTTCTTTTTGCTGCTGCTTTTCCTCTAGGACAAAGTTTTGCCATTATCTTTTTCTCGCTGTTTGTTTTGCTCTTGCAAAGTTAGCTGCTGTCGGTGCACCCTTTGCACCTTTTTTTCTCATCTTACCACCACGTTTTCTTTTAGCGTGGATGTTTGCGTACAAACCTTTTCCAGCCATTATTTATTTAACTCCCTAACTATTCTTCTTTTTTCAGATTTTAAGTTTCTTTTACCTTTTCTAGAATATGCTTTTTCAGAATCTACTCTTCCAAGTTCTTCTAATCTATTCATTCTTCTAGTGTTAGCTCTGCCACCATCTTTCATGTAGCCCATTTTATTTCTAACACCTTTAGGTAATTGTTGTAAACCTTTTTGATTTGGTTTAACTTTTTTTAAATTTCTTCTTGGTGCTTCTCTTCCTCTTCTTTTTTCATCCATGGTATAATTTTCACCTACAATTTTACCACCTTTTTTTGATTTAAATTCACTTCTTTTTTTTTCAACATAATCACCTACAATTTTACCACCATCTTTTCTACCAGGTCTAATTGGTTTTGGTCTTAAAGGTCTACCACCTTTACCTGTTGGTTTAGGTCTTAAAACACCTAGACCAGGTGCTCGAAGAGCTTTGCCTAATCCTTTTATTTGTATACCGTATTTTTTTCTCATTATTTTCTCCTTAGTTTATTAAGAGTCATTGCAAATCTAGCTCGTTGTCCTAACTTGCCTTTTTTCTTTGCAGCTGCTCTCAATTTAGAAGCAGGAATCTTTTTACCTTTCTTTATTCCTAAAGATTTTCTTAAAGCTCCTGGCTTCTTAAT